TTCAGATCACAGCCTGCCTTACTGACCCACATGCCGAGGCTTTTAGCCTTGTGGTGCTGCTTCCACGCGGCAATGCGTCCCTTCATGCCGTGGTGGCCCTCACCGGCGAGATACACCACTTTGCCCGGCTTCACCGTCTGCTGCTGCCACTCGGTCATGCCGGAAGCGATCCGCAGCACCATGTCGAGGACAACGAACGTCTTACCGCTGCCCGATGGCCCGTGAACCATGACCAGTGCATCGCGCTGTATCCATCGCTTGACGTACCAGTTGACCGGTGCGTTTTTGCTGGCGAACTCATCCGCCGGTATCAGCCAATCGTCAATCTCAGGAGCCAGCAGCTCGGCGAGATCACCGCCTGCCTGCGCGTAGTCGTTGGCGTCGCCCGGTACCGGCGGAACCACCACGCGGGCACCGTACTTGCTGGCGGCCTCGTTGGCCTTGAACTCGCCGATCCCGCTGGCGTCGGCATCCGCCACGATCACGACGTTGGCGTGCTGCTTGCGGATCGTCTCGCAGACCGGCACCAGATTGTGAGCGGAATACGCCACGTAGCAGCGTGCGCCGGTGGCGGCGTGAATACTGGCTGCCGTGGCGAAGCCCTCGGCCAGGTAGACCGTCCGATGCTCGTCGCCCGATCCGATCCACCAGAAGCAGCCCTTCGTCACGCCACCTGGGTGGTAAAGCTTGTCGCCATCCGCAGCGATATACTGCACCGACGACAGCGTACCGTCTGGCGCGTACAGCGGCACCACCAGCCGTCCATCGCCGGTCACTCGCGCACCGGATGCACCGACGCCTTTCCGCATCAGGTACGGGTGGCTGTCGTCGGCAAGTCCTGCGTGAGTCCAGATCGTCGACACCACGTCTGCCGCCGTCTCGGCCTTGCGCTTGCGCTCCGCATCTCGCGCTCGCTGTGCCTCGGCCAGGCGGCGGGAAATCGCCATCTCGTCGGCAACCGACAGCTCCCGACCTGTCTCCGCCCGAAAGGTCTGCTCGATGCCTGCACGCCAGCAACCGAACCGGCCAGCCGGTACGCCGTCCGGGAACAGGACATACCAGCCAGACCGATCCTCGCCCGGCTTGCCCTTCGTGCCGGAGCGGAAGCGGTGTAGCTGGCCGTCCATGTGGATGGTGTCTGGTGGTGTGACGATGCCCGCCGCCAGCATGGCTTCGATCATCTGCACCTGTGGCGGCGGTGGTGCGAGTGGTTCCGGTGGCGGACGCCATGGTCCGCCGAGGATGTTGGTGATGTCGGTCATGTGCCCTCCTGGTTCAGGTTGAATGGTTGATGCTACATCATGAACCTTGGGACTCTGACACGGTAAATAGCGTTGTGCATGTTCGTCTGGCGCTTCTGCCCGATGACTTCATCAAGTACAGCCTTAGCGGTTTCCAGACGCAGTGCCTCCATCATTGCTTTGGCATCCTGCTCCTTGCGCTCAAGGTTGCGCTTGACCGCACCTTCAAGGTCAGAGACGAACAAATAAGCATTGACAGGCTTATGCTGTCCAAATCGCCAGCAACGCCGGATTGCTTGGTAGTAAGATTCATAAGAATCAACGACACCGATAAAAGCAACGTGATTGCAGTGCTGCCAGTTCAAGCCAAATCCAGCGATCTTTGGTTTGGTAATCAAGACTCGTATTTTTCCTGACGAAAAGTCACTGAGAGCTTTTTCTTTCTTTTCTACTGGATCGCTTCCTCGAATCTCAACAGCATCTGGAATTGCTTGCTTGAGCGCGTCGCCTTCCGCGTTCAATTCACACCAGATAATCCATGTGTGATGGTTTGAGTTCACAATGCTGGCGCAGGCATCGACTCGGTATTTAAGGCTATCTCGTTTTGCCTGCCTTCTCTCTGAGAGTGTTTGTGCTTCAATAGCGAACAACTGACCTTCTGCTGGTTTCTGATCGTTTTTCACTGTGATCTGTTCAACATGCAGTGGCGGCAAATCATACCGACTGGCATCAAAACCAAGATCGGCCGGTGACTGTATCATTGCGCCCCATGATGACACCCATCGCCAGAACACATTCCGAGCGTGCCCCTTCAGTCTCCACTTTTGCGTTTCTCCGCCATCGTGAACAAAAAACTCCGACAGCATCTCTGATCTGGTGCAGACACCCAGAAACTCCGCGTGCGTTCCCAGCTCTGTCCAATCATTCGGCGCTGGTGTGGCAGTCGCGCATAGTCGGTATGGCGTATCTGCGAAGGCTTCCATCAAAATATGCAGTGTCTTGGCATCGTGATGCTTGATTATGCTTGATTCATCAAGAACAACAGCAACAAAACGGCTTGAATCGAACCTGTGCAGACGATCATAGTTCGTTATGTTTATGCCTTTTTTTACCTGCTCGCCATCTCTCGCGTGCGTCACATGGATATTCATAGACTCACCTTCTCGACGTGTCTGCTCTGCAACTGCCAGCGGTGCCAAAATCAAAATATCTCCGCCAGTGTGCTGATGCACCATTGATGCCCAAGCCAACTGTATGCGTGTCTTGCCTAGACCTGTGTCGGCAAATACAGCACACCTTCCCTTCCGACACGCCCAGCGGACAAGTGCATCCTGATGAGGAAACAGTCCACATGGAATGCTGACAGGATCAAATCCTTTTGCCTGATGCGATCTTAGCTTCTGCTCGACAAACTGCGAATAGATCATTGTTTCCTCCTCAGGAAAATAGATCGCCTTGCATCTCTCTGTTTTGAAGGTTGGAAACTGCTTGACGATAGTAGGACTCTTTAAGCTCAACGCCAACAAACTTCCTGCCCATCTCCAGAGCAACATAGCCCTCGCTTCCAATTCCAGCAAATGGCGATAAAACAATTTCTCCTGGATTGGTCCAGAGTTCGACACCTCGACGAATCACTTCCAATTGCAACGGGCAAATATGGCGTTCGTCTTCTTGTTCTCTGGCACTGCGATATTGCAGGGTGTCGCTTGGATTGATGTCTGTCCAAATCGGGCTGGCGATCTTCTGCCAGTGCTGGACAGGATAGTTTTCTGCGCTGTGCGTCACCTTGACAGTGGGATCGCCAGGCGCACGCATTGTCACCAGATAATCTGGAATACCCTGACGACTGTAGCTGGCGTTGTTGCGGACGGTCTTGTGCAGCAAGCCCAATGCCTTGGTTCGCTGCATGGATGTCACAGGGTCTTTCCAGATGCACACTTCACTGTGATAGATAAAACCTTCGGCTTGAAATGCTCGGATGAGATCGCCGCGAAAATCGCGCAAGCCAATATAGCCGTCACGCTCTTTGCTGGTAGGCATCAACATGCAATGGAAGCTGACGTCTCGACCCGGCATCATGACGCGGCGCAGTTCTCGCACCAGATAGGCAAAATGCTCGAAAAACTCAGCATCATCTCGAACATTGCCCATGTCCCTGGCGCTGTTGCTGTAGGTGTAGAGCGATGCGAACGGCGGCGAGAAGATGCTATATCCGACCGAGTTCTCCGGCAGTCCAGCAAGAACCTCCACGCTGTCTCCGTGATACATGCTCCACTTCTCATCGTGTGTTTGGTCAATGCAGTTCATGGCCTCTCCTCCAGGTAGTCACTGAGTGCCTTCAGCGTGATGTACTTCGGATTGCTTTGCTTGCCGTCTCGGATAGCGTGCAAGGTGTTGCGGTGGACGCCGGTTGCCTCTGAAACCTTGTCCAGCCGCCGATCCTTCAGTTTTTTAGATATTTGATCCAGTGTTAGCATCGGTTTTGTTCCTATGTCACGTTGAGGGTTTACAAGGTACCACGCGCTAGGTACTATGACAATCGACCCGCAACCGGCACTGGGCCAAACGCGGGACACGAGGAGGCAACATGGCCATCAATCTGCAACGCACGGGCACCCTCGGTGCCCAGTCCGTCCGCCTGCTGGTGTACGGGCAGGCGGGAGCAGGCAAGACCAGCCTGATTCCGACACTTCCCGAGCCAGTCGTGCTCTCCGCCGAAGGCGGGCTGCTTTCCATTGCGGGCGCTGACGTGCCCTTTATCGAGATCAAGACGCTCGACGACATGCGCGAGGCTTACGCTTGGCTCGCGCAAAGCACTGAGAGTAAGCAGTTTCGCTCGGTGGAGCTGGATTCCATCAGCGAAAACGCCGAGGTCG